CAAGATTATTTTAAAGAGCTTACAGACAGTGATCTCCGTAAGAAATTGTTTGAAGATAATCAGCAGATGATTGAGGATGAGATGCTACCCTTCGGATTCATAGATGATGGACGTGAGGATGATGGTATTATAAATATTGACACAGAGAGATTAGGATGGTCATTGCCGTCCGCTGACACAATTACGGAGAAATGGTGAGACGTTGAAATCACACCTATTATAAATAAAAAAAGAATAAAACTTATATAAGGAGAGAATACAATGCCATTTCAGGTATCGCCCGGCGTAAACGTCAGTGAAGTTGATTTGACTGCTGTAGTACCATCCGTCTCCACTACAGAAGGCGGTATCGCAGGTCACTTTCGATGGGGTCCAGTAGAACAAAGAGTTCTCGTCACCTCAGAAGATCAACTAGTCTCACAATTTAGTAAACCTACTGCAGATACATACGAAGGTTTCTTCACCGCAGCTAATTTTCTTAGCTACGGTAATGCACTGTATGTGGTCAGAGCTAACTCAACAGGTCTAAAAAACGCAACCAGTAATGCTGGTAATTCAGCTATTACGCTCATTAAAAATTCCGATGATTATGTAAATAACTATGACGCCGGTATTTCAAATGTTGGTGAGGTAGTTTCTAAGTATCCAGGCGCTCTCGGAAATTCACTAAAAATATCTAAGTGTCCTAGTGCTGCAGCCTATAAGTCTACACTAGCTGGAACATTTACAATTACATCTAATACTACATCTATTGCGTTCTCTGCTAACCAGGCGAGCGCACTTGTTGCTGGTGATGTAATAGATGTAGGTCTTACTACAGGCTCTAAGCAAAGCATTAGAGTTGCAACAGTAGATTCAGGTGGACTAGCTGCTACTCTTTCTACAACATATACAGGAGCTTCCATAACAGGTAACACAGCTCTTACACGTAACTGGGAGTATGCGTCAAGCACAAGTCGCGCCCCAGGAACTACACAGTTCGCTACAAATACTGGTAGTACTGGAGACGGTCTACATATAGCGATTGTAGATGAGGACGGTCTATGGACTGGTATAAGAGGTACTGTATTAGAAGTCTTTGAGAACGTATCTAAAGCATCTGATGCTAAGGACACCACTGGTCGATCAAATTATTATAGAGATGTATTGAACTCAAGATCCAGATATGTATGGTGGGCAGCTCACGACTCTACCTTAACAAATATTGGTACAGCATCGAATGGAGTTACATATGGTGTACCTGTCATAACTTCGAGCACATCGTTAGTTAATGGCAGCGACGGATCTGCTGCTACAGCTGGTGAAATAAACACAGCTCTTGATAAGTTTGCAAGTTCTGAAGATATCGATATATCTTTTATAATGATCGCAGGTCAGGGTCAGACGGTTGCAACACACGCAATTAACAATATTGCTGATGTTCGCAAAGACTGCTTAGTATGTCTCTCACCTCCAAGTTCTACGGTAGTTAATAATGCTACTTACGCAGGTAAAGAGGCCGCAGATATTGTAGCATACAGAGATAGCCTACCTGCCTCATCATACGCAGTTATGGACAGCGGCTGGAAATACCAGTACGACAAATACAATGATGTATACAGATGGATACCATGCAATGGTGATACAGCAGGTATAATGGTAAGAACAGATACAGTAAGGGACCCATGGTTCTCACCTGCCGGTTTTAACCGCGGTAACGTTAAGAACGTTGTCAAGCTTGCTTTTAATCCAAGTAAAGCTGCCCGAGACGAGCTGTATAAGAATAACGTGAACCCTATAGTGACATTCCCAGGTCAAGGTACTGTACTATACGGTGACAAGACAATGGTAGCTACTCCAGGATCGTTTGATAGAATTAATGTACGAAGATTGTTTATTGTGTTAGAAAAAGCGATAGCACTAGCATCTCAATCTACGTTATTCGAAGTTAACGATGAGTTTACAAGAGCACAATTTAAAAACCTTGTAGAGCCATTCTTGCGTGATGTAAAGGGTCGCCGCGGTGTTACAGATTTCTCCGTTATATGTGATAGCACTAACAACACGCAACAAGTGATAGACAATAACGAGTTTGTAGGTGATATATACGTTAAGCCTAGCCGCTCAATAAACTATATTCAGCTCAACTTCGTTGCTGTAAGAACAGGTGTTGAATTCTCCGAGATTACTGGGTAATCTGGATAAATATAACGTACATATAAAGGAGAATACCGATGGCATTTAATGTTAGTGATTTTAGAGGTCAACTAGAATTCGGAGGCGCACGTCCTTCCCTATTCGAAGTTCAGATCTTTAACCCAGTAAACGGAGCTGGTGATCTTAAAGTTCCATTTATGGCTCGCGCTGCGCAGCTACCTGGCGCTACAGTAGGTACAGTTCCTGTATCCTACTTCGGCCGTCAGATTAAGTTAGCTGGTAATAGAACGTTTGACCCGTGGACAGTTACTATTGTAAACGATGAGGACTTTCTAATTAGAAACGCAATTGAAGAATGGAACAATCAACTCAACACTTTTGAAGGTAACTTAAGAACAACAGGTACAACACCTTCTTCCTACAAGTCTACTGCTCTCGTAAAACAGTTTGCAAAAGATGGTGAAGTGTTAAGAGTGTACGAGTTTGATGGTATTTGGTGTTCTGATCTTGCTCCTATCGACCTAAGTTGGGATGCAGAAGGCATTCAAGAATACGCAGTTACCTTCCAATATGATTATTGGAGAGTTCAAGGTGGTACTACCGGCGATGCTGGTGGTGTATAATTTGTTATTTTAATTCGGAGCATATAGATGGCTAATCTATTATACCCTAAAGCAAAAGAAGATTTTCTTGCGGGTAATTTGAACCTATCAAGCAACACGGTTACAATAGCGCTTGTTGACACTGGTGTATACACTTTTAGCAGTGCGCATCAAGATCGAGCAGATATACCTAACGGTGCTGTAGTAGCGACATCTAACCTTGTATCCACCACCATTGCTGGAGGCGTGTTTGATGCTGACGATGCTAATTTTACATCTGTAACCGGGGCTAACTGTGAAGCTCTGGTAATATACCATACCGATGTACAAGGCGGAAACTCTGCGTCTAGACTAATTGCATTTATAGATAGCGCTGCTGGTCTACCCATTCTTCCGAACGGTGGTGATATCACCGTACGATTCTCTAGCGGTGCAAGTAAAATCTTCGCACTTTAATTTGAAATTTCGGTGGTCTAGAGGGGTACTAAATATAAGGTAGTATCCCTTTTTTTTATTTCGAGGTAAAAAATGCAACTGTTTGGATTTGAAATATCTAGGACATCAGCAGAAGAGCGAGAACTCGCCACTCTTCAAGCGATTGTTCCTGACAATCAAGATGAACCTACCACGGAGATTGCCGCTGGCGGTCATTACGGTACGCATCTTGATCTCGAGGCTACAGCAAAGACTGAAGCAGATCTCGTGACTAAATATCGTGAAATGGTGATGCAGCCTGAGTGTGATCAAGCTGTAGAAGATATCGTTAATGATGCTATTATTATGGATGACAATGCATATCCTATCGAAATAGTCTTAGACGAATCCAACCTTTCCTCCCGCATCAAAAAAGTCGTACGAGAAGAGTTCGACGATATTCTTCGTATGTTAGACTTTGGTAACAAGGGATACGAAATCTTTAGACGATGGTATGTAGATGGTAGGTTATACTATCAGATCGTTATCGATAAAGAGAGCCCCCGTGAGGGTATTAAACAACTCCGCTATATCGATCCTCGTAAGATCCGTAAGATGCGAGAGCAAAAGAAAAAAACAGACCCTTCTTCAGGCGCAGATGAGTATCCTGTTGCTAGAGACTTTTACCTGTATAATCCAAAAGGTAATCTATCTACCAATCAGGGTTTAAAAATCGCTCCTGACAGTATCTGCCACGTTCCGTCCGGACTTGTAGATTCAAGAAATAAAATGAATCTCGGATATCTGCATAAAGCAATCAAGCCGTTAAACCAACTTAGAATGTTGGAAGACGCTGTTGTAATATACAGACTGTCTAGAGCTCCAGAAAGAAGAATTTTTTATATCGATGTAGGTAACCTGCCTAAAATGAAGGCAGAGCAATACCTGCGCGATATGATGGTAAAGCATAAAAATAAGCTCGTATACGATGCATCTACAGGCGAAGTAAGAGACGATAGACGTCACATGACTATGCTTGAAGACTTCTGGCTACCTCGTAGAGAAGGTGGTCGCGGTACAGAAATTACTACACTACCTGGTGGCCAAAATCTTGGAGAGATGGAAGATGTTTTATACTTCCAAAAGAAACTCTCTAAAGCCTTGAATGTACCAGTTAGTAGACAGGAAGCAGAAGTTAATTTTAACATCGGTAGATCAACAGAGATCTCACGGGATGAGATTAAATTTCAGAAGTTTATTAATCGTGCAAGAAATAAATTCGCGATTATGTTTGATCAATTAATTGAGATACATTTAGCACTTAAAGGTATTATGACGAGAGCTGAATGGAAAGAAGCTCAAAACAGTATCACATATAACTTTGCAAATGATAATCACTTTGAAGAGCTTAAGCAATCAGAAATTATGACTGAACGATTAAGACTTCTCGGAGAAATTGATCCATTAGTAGGCAAGTACTTCTCGTTATCATGGGTCCGTAAAAATGTACTCAAAATGACAGAAGATGATATTGCTGTGATCGGCCGAGAAATTGAAGTAGAAAAAGATGATGATGAAATGCTACAGTTCGAACCTCAATCTCAACAACAAGAAGAATTAGAGCCCGAGAATCCTATGCAGGTAACTGATAGTACCGATAAGGCTATGTCAAACGAAGAGACAGCTCTTGTTGAAAGTATGACAAGGTTCTACAACTCATTATCAGCCGAGTACGAAGAAGACAGCCACGATGAATCATCTGGATGAAGCTAAACTACTAAGCGCTCTCTTAGGTGTACTGAAGAAAGAAAGTAGTAAGGT